TAAAGTTACTGCTGATTCAATTGGTTACTCTTCATCCTTCTTCCAGGACTCCGATGTAATTCTAGGCTTAGAGCCTGTGGAAGAGGATGACTCTATTCGTTTGCTTAAGGTAGTTGCCTCTCGTAACTGTCCACCAAAAGAAACTTCTCTTACTTGGAAGTGGGAGACAGGTTGTTTCCATGATGAGTCTGAGATGATGAAGTGCCCATACTGTTCTAATTGGGGCGGAAATGGTTGATGTTGAGAAGGTACTTCTTAACTTAGACATTCCTCTGGTTGCTCAAAGGGGAGATGAAGTGCAGGGGCTTTGCCCTATGCATAAAGCTCGTACTGGTAAGGAAGACCACAATCCGTCATGGTGGATTAACTCTATAACAGGAGCACACATCTGCTTTTCTTGTGGTTACAAGGGCAACGTGTACACATTGGTTGCTGATATCAAGGGTATTGACTACTTTGATGCCAAAGATTATGTGGACTCCAGTACTGAGTTAGATGTAGACGTACTGTTAAAGCGTATCCGTGAATTGCCACAGTATGTCTCCGTTGATGAAGTGCTCTCTATGTCGGAAGCTCGTCTTGCAGTTTTTACAGACCCACCAGAAAAAGAATTACGAAAGAGGTTCATCAGTGCAGAAGCTGCAAAGCATCACAATGTCTTATGGGATACCAACAACGACGCCTGGATTGTCCCAATCCGTGACCCTAACGATTACAGTCTCTGGGGATGGCAAGAAAAAGGAGCTCGTGGTCGTTTCTTCCGTAACCAGCCGCAGGGTGTCAAAAAGTCCAAAACCGTCTTTGGTGTAGAGGTTATGTCTACAGAGACTTTAGTTGTTGTTGAGTCTCCCCTTGATGTTGCTCGTCTTGCTACAGCAGGTGTTGTTGGGGCTATCTCTACATACGGCGCACTCATTAGCGAAGACCAAGCAAAGATTATGCGCAGAGCTAAGCGTGTTATTGCAGCTTTTGATAAAGATGATGCAGGAACACATGCTAATGAATTGATGCGTGGCTTTGCTAGAAAGTACGGTATTGAGCTGTCATACTTTAATTACACCGGAATTGATGTTAAGGACCCAGGAGACATGACGCCAACCGAGATACAACAAGGAATAAATACTGCCCGTGACATGATTTACGGCAAGGCAGCCTATTCGTGGTCTTAGATGCTCGGGGTGTACCTACTCACGCATGCCCTAATTGTGGGCATTTAGTTTTTCAAATAAAAGCAATGTTTGAAGATTACGATATTGCATTGTGGTTTACGGATGCTGTCTGTGATGATTGCGGAGCGCTAGTCACCGTCATTACCCCAGCGGACAATCCTGATGTTTAAAAAAACTCTAAAACCGTTTCAAGTTGAGGCAGTAGCTAAAATGGTAGAACGTAAGAAGATGTTAGTTGCTTACGAAATGGGNTTAGGAAAAACTTGCATGACTATCGCTGCNATTGAACAGCTAAAAGAAGACGGTGTAGTTACTAAACCTATTCTTGTTATTGCTCTTTCTAGTTTAAAGTATCAATGGGAAAAGGAAATACATAAGTTTTCTGATGCCACAACAGAAGTTATTGATGGGGCAAAATCTACACGAGCAATACGTTGGATGAGGGCATACGAATGGGATAGAGAAGCAAACTACATTATCTGTAATTATGAGGCAGTAGTTAATGATTGGGATTTAATTAAGGATTATGAGTGGGGAGCAGTAGTTTGCGATGAAGCTACCGCTATTAAGGGCTTTAAATCGCAACGTTCAAAATACGTAAAGAAGTTAGCTAAAGACGTTAAGGTCAGGTATGCACTCACCGGTACTCCTATTGAGAATGGGCGCCCAGAAGAGCTGTACTCCATTATGCAATTTGTAGACCCAAATACCCTTGGACGGTTTGACCTTTTTGACCAAACGTTTATTGTGCGTAATCATTTTGGAGGAGTTCAACGATACCGAAACCTCCCTATCTTTCACGAAAAAATGAAACAAGTAGCGGTGCGCAAAACACAAAAAGACCCAGATGTAGCGCCTTATCTTCCAGAAACAATCCATTTAGAACCTATTCTTGTAGAACTGGATAAACCAGGTAAAGAACTCTATAAAACCATTTCATCTGATTTAATCCATGAGCTGCTAGAAGCACAAGAGCTGATGGGTGGGTCATTCTCTTTAGACGCTCACTATGGTCATGGGTACCAACCGGGAAGTCCAGCTGATAAGCTCAGGGGTTCCATAATGTCAAAGATAACTTCTTTAAGGATGTTGTGTGATTCCCCTCAACTTATACTTGAGAGTTCAACTAAGTTTCATAATGGATGGCAGGATATAGATGGCGAAAAAGTCAATTTGGAAGGTTCTAGGGGTGGCAGTGCTTACGCTGCTCAGCTTGAAGACTCTGGACTCTTGGCAAAAGCGAAAAAATCTCAAAAACTAGAGACAGTTATTGATTTTGTTGTTGAGCACCTAGAAGCAAATGAAGACCATAAAGTAGTTATTTTTACTTGCTACTTAGGTATGCTCCCCCTTATCCAAGAAGTTCTTACTAAAAAGAAGATTCAAACTAGGTTGTATTCAGGCATGATGAATGCAAAAGAAAAAGAAGAATCTAAAACAGAGTTTCAAACCCTAAAAGACGTTAGGGTGTTAATCTCCTCAGACGCCGGTGGGTATGGGGTAGATTTGCCTCAAGCTAACCTACTAGTCAACTATGACTTGCCCTGGTCATCAGGCACAGCCGTGCAACGTAACTCCCGCATACGACGGGCCTCCAGTACTTGGAGCCATGTTGTTATTCAGGACTTTCTTGTGCTAGGCTCTATTGAAGAACGACAACACCAAATGTTGATGCAAAAAAACGCTATTGCAGATGCTGTGATGGACGGAGAAGGCATCAATGTTAAGGGCGGTGTAGACTTAACAGTAGGAAGTTTGTTAAACTTTCTTAAGGGGGAATAACATGGCAAAAGTACAACCAGAAGAGCTACGTAACGTAGACGAGACAGATTTAATTGCTCGTGCAAAAAAGTATTCGTTTTTAAAATCACAACTTGATTATTTAGAAAAAGAACAAAAGTCTCTTCGTTTAGATTTATTTGAAGATTTAGACTCTAAAGGTGAAGAAGATGATAAGGGTAATATTGTTCTTGAACTTCCTGAAGAAGTAGACGGATATGTTTCCATCATTAAGCAGCGTCGTGTTGCTCGTAAAATTGATGAAGATAAAGCAGAAGAAATTATTACTGCACGTGGTATGGAAGAGACTCTGTATAAAACTATNCGTGTTGTTGATGAAGANGCACTGATGGCTGCTCTTTATAACGACGAACTTACAGAAGCAGAAATTGATGAGATGTATCCTCAATCAATTACTTGGGCTTTAGTACTAAAGAAGTAACATGGCTGGTCTCCGTGGTCACGACGAAATTGAGAAGGCATTTGCCGATTTGGAATACGTTCCAGGCTCAAAGAGAAAACGTCGTGAACCAGACCCAAAAGTTTCTCGTCGCAAGGCGGGAGAAACAAATGGTTGGGATGCAAACCCAATCATTAAACGATTAGGCGGACAAGACACAGAAGTTTTCACCATCAGTGCTTTAGCACAGGCGTTGGAAAAATCTATAGTTTCTGTTCGTTTATGGGAGCGTAAAGGTTATATACCTGGAGCACCATACAGGCTTCGTGCCAAGACACTTGGTGGTAAGAAGACCGGTGGTAACCGTGTATATACTAGAGCGCTGATTGAAGCCACGATTGACGAGTTCGTCAAAAGAGGGCTAATAGGCACCGCTCGTGTAGAGTGGGGCCAACACGAAGACCTTACAGAGGCACTAGTTAGCCGCTGGAAGGACATCACATCCACAGAGAGCCAATAGGCCTCATTACCTAAGGAAACAAATGCCGATTACACAGCCGTCAGTTGATGCTGACACATATCTTGCTGAAGATAGCGCAGATATCCAACCTAAGGTTGGAACAACCGTACAAGAAGGTTGGGATGCAGTTGTAGCACTGGAAGATGCTAAGAACTCTGAGTTCCCTACCGATTTTCGTTTTGCAGATGAGCCACAACTCATTAAGTTTTTGCAAGACCACCCATTTGCAACCTACGAGCAACATTGGATTGAACGCCCTAAGGGTAAGAAGTCNTTTGTTTGTATCGGAGATGGTTGCCCNCTCTGCGAAGTTCTTGGGGACAAGCCTCGTGGAAAGTTTGCATTCAACATCCTTGTACTTGTCGGTGACACCGTCGGTGTACAGGTTTTGACTGCACCACCTTCACTTGCACGTCAGATTATGAAAGCTCATAACGATGAGCGCAAGGGACCACTTGACCGTGAGTTCTGGGAAATTTCTCGCATGGGTACAGGACCAACGACGCAGTACACCCTCAACTTCGTTCGTGGTCGTGACCTTGCAGAGGAATGGAAGTTGTCTTTGGACAACGTTACTGAGCAGATTGCAGCTGCTGTGCCCTTCACAGCAGACGAAGTAGTACGAGAGACCCCTCGCTCCGAACTCCTTGAAATTGCTCGTTCAATAGCGTAAAAGCTTCCAC